GTCTTGCGCATTTTTTGGTGTCAGGGGGCCGGGGGGTTTCGTGATGGGGGGACGTCGACCGAGGATCAAGCCGCAGAAGTTGCAACCAGTGCTGGGCCAGCTGATCGTTGAGCCTCCAGAACCTCCACCGGGTCTTGGGACCGTTGGGCAGGACTACTGGCGACGGCTCGCGAATTCGATGATCCGTAGTCGGACGCTTACCGAGCGGACGTTGCAGCCGCTCGAAGCGCTCTGCGGGCAGTGGGAGGTGTACTGTCGCTGGCGGTGGTGGTTGTTGTCGAACTTGGACCGCTGGACGATCAAGACACGGAGCGGGTACGAGCAACAGGCTCCGCAGGTGCAATTTATGCGAGATGCGTTAGCGGAGTGCCTGCGTCTCTGGAAGTTGCTCCGACTGAACCCCGAGAAGGGAACGGGGCAGGACATCGGCGGATTGGTCGAAGAGGCGGCACGAAAGACCGAGGGTGATGAGGAGAACAGACCGAATGTCAAAGAAACGGCAACCGAAAACGGGTGAATCGTTACGTCTGGAATGGCGCAGCCCCGCGGAGTTGGCCGAGAACCCGCGGAACTGGCGTCGTCATCCTGAGTCGCAGCAGGCGGCCCTGGCGGGCGTGCTGTCGGAGGTTGGCTGGGCCGGGGCGTGTCTGCTCAACGAGACGACCGGGCATCTGATCGACGGGCACTTACGGCGGAAGGTCGCGCAGCAGCAGGGCGCGGAGAAAGTGCCGGTGCTGGTGGGCAACTGGACCGAGGAACAGGAGGCGAAGATTTTGGCGACGCTAGACCCGTTGGCCGCGATGGCGGAACCGGACCCCGCGATGCTGGACCAGTTGCTTCGCGAGGTGAACACGGGGTGTGCAGAGCTGCAGCAGATGCTTGACGATCTGTGGACGGACGCACAGGAGCAGGCGGTTGCAAGCACCGAGCCAGACATGGGGGACGGCACGGATTCCGAACTGGACGACGACGACAACCCGGAAGCGGAATTCTTGGCACCGTTTCCGTGGTTCGGCGGCAAGGCGCGAATCGCCCAAGTCGTCTGGAAGCGGTTCGGCGACGTGCGCGGGTTCATCGAGCCGTTTTTCGGAAGCGGGGCGTGCCTGCTGAATCGTCCGCTGCCGTTCGAGGGGACGGAGACCGTCAACGACTTCGATGGCCTCGTGGCCAACTTCTGGCGTGCGGTTCAGTCGCATCCAAAAGAGGTGGCCCGGTACGCCGATTGGCCGGTCAATGAGAACGATCTCCACGCCCGCCACCTCTGGCTCGTCGAACGGAAGGACTCGCTGCAAGCGAAACTGGAGGGTGATCCCGACTACTGCGACCCGAAAATCGCAGGCTGGTGGTGTTGGGGTATGGCGTGTTGGATCGGCAGTGAGTTTTGCAGCGGCAAGGGGCCGTGGCGAGTCGAAGAGGTCGACGGGGTGCGCCAGCTCGTCCACCTGAGCGACGCGGGGCAGGGCGTGAATCGCCAGCGAGTCGACCTGGGCAACGCGGGGCAGGGCAAACCCGGTCGCGGAGAATGCGGCCTACTGGCCTGGATGACGGCCCTGTCCGAGCGGCTCGAGCGGGTGCGAGTCTGCTGCGGCGACTGGAAGCGGGTCTGTGGCGGCGATACGGGTGATGCCCTGCACCACTTCTTCGCCGCCGGCGAGCCATGCGGAATCTTCCTTGACCCGCCCTACACGGCCGAGGCCAGCCGCGATCCGGGCTGCTACCGCGTCGATTCGCTGGATGTGGGGCGTGATGTTTTCAAGTGGGCAATCGAACACGGCAACGACCCGCGGCTGCGGATTGCGCTCTGCGGGTACGAAGGTGAGTACGACGTCCCCTCGACGTGGAGCACGGTCCAGTGGAAGACGAAGGGCGGAATGGCGAACGTCGCGGACAGCGAGACGCAAGGCAAGGCGTACGCCTACCGTGAGCGTGTTTGGTTCTCGCCGCATTGCGTGAAGTAGACAACCAGGGGGCCGCGATCCCGCGGCCTTGGCGAATCGGTACATGATTCGACGACGTATCGCAAAATCACCGAGGCTCGCGGAGTTGAAGGCATGGGCCAAGCGCAAGGGCTGGCTCTCCTGGCTGCGGCGTGGCGACGGCGAAGAGGCGGACGAGCGAGCCCTGCTCAACGGCTGCTGGTTCGTGCCGGAGCGGGCGCGGCACGTCTGCGATTGGATCGAGCGGTACTGCCACCTCGTGGAGGGACCGTGGCGCGGTCGGCGGTTTGAACTGCTCGACTGGCAGCGGGAAGTTCTGTCGCAGTTGTTTGGGTGGGTGAAGTGGTCGCCGGAGTGGCAGCGCAACGTGCGGAGGTTTCGCTGGGCGTACTTGGAGTTGCCGAAAAAAAACGGCAAGTCTCCGTTGATGGCCGCGGTCGGGTGCTACCTGATGTTCGGCGATGGCGCCGCGAACCCCAAGAACTTCTCCGTCGCGACGGCGAAGAAACAAGCGGCGCTGGTCCACCGAGCCGCGGTGGATATGATCTTGGCCAGCCCGGAACTGTCCGCCGTCGCGAACATTCGGACCGAAGACGGGTATCAGTTGATCGAGTATCCGCAGGCCGGCGGCCGGTGGTCGATCACCAGCAGTGACAGCCGGACTGCGGACGGCGTGAATGGCAATTGCCTGGCTGACGAGCTGCACCGGTGGAACGATTGGGAATTCTGGGGAACGCTTCGCTGGATGTTGGCCGCCTTGCCCGAGGGGCTCTTTTTTTCCATCACGACAGCCGGAAGCGGGACGGAGGGCATCTGCCGAAGCCAGCGAGACAAGACCCTGGCGGTCAACTCTGGCCGCCAAGTGGACGAGCAGTTTTTTGGCCGGGTCTGGGGACTGGGGCCAGCAGATGACCCGCACGAAGAAAAATCGTGGCGACGGGCCAATCCATCGCTCGGGTCGGACCGGGCGCACCCGCTGAAGCTTTCGACGTTCCGCGCCGATTACGAATCGGCGAAGCTCGACCCGAGCCAGTGGAACGACTTCCTCCGGCTGCGGTTGGGGGTGTGGTCGGCGGCGGAGTCCGCGTGGATCGACACATTGGGCGGCGTGGCCCGGTGGGATGCGGGGCCGGATGCCCGGGCCAACCATCGTGCTCGGATCGACTGTTGGGAGGATTTCGGGCTGCAGGACCTGGCGGAGGTTCCCTGCTGGTTCGGCTTCGACGGGGCGACGCATCACGACACGACGGCCGCAGTGTTCGTCTGGCTGATGCCGGACGAATCCATGCGGATCATGCCGCTGTACTGGCTGCCAGAGGCCGAAGCTCTGCGGCTTGGTCCGAAGGTCCCATATCGTGAGTGGTCAGAGGCCGGACTGATCAATCTTACTCCCGGCGACGCTTGCGATTATGAGCGCGTCTTGCAGGACGTCGTAGGGTGGTGTCAGCGGCTGAATGTACAGGGGTTCGCGTTTGATCCGCTGTTTCAGGCTGAGTGGCTGACCCAGCGGATCGAAGCGGAGACGGGAGTTCAGCGGGTCGAGTTCCCGCAGACCATCATGCACTTCTCGCCGCCGATGAAGACATTGGGACGGCTGATCGCAACCAAGCAGGCCCGGCACAACGGACACCCGATCTTGACCTGGCAGCTGGGACACGTGAAGGCGTACACGGACGCGAACGGGAACGAGCGGCCCGTGAGGCAAAAGAAGGGCGACCACCGGACGATTGACGGCGTGGTCGCGGCGATCATGGCGGTGGGGCTGGCGACGGCCGGCGAGCAGGCGCCGACGTGGTACGACGACGATAACGCGGAAGTGGAGTTTGTGTGATGCTGAAGGCACTGGCTCGTTGGTTGGGGTACGTCCCACAGTCCGAGGCCCGCACGGGCTCGCTGGAGAATCCCGCCGTCTCGTTGAGCGACTATCAGGCGTGGGCCGATCTCGGCTGGGTCACCACCAGCGATGCCGGGGAGGCCGTCAACAAGGAAACCATGTTGAGTGTTCCCGCCGTCTGGCAGGCCGTGGGCATGATCTCCGGGGACTGCAGCCGGCTCCCGCTCGACGTGTACGCGCTCGACGGTGAGGACCGAGAGGTGGACTACCGGCATACGGCGGCCCGGCTGATCACGCTGACCAGTTGGGCCAACCCGGAGGTATCGGCTCTCTGTTTCTGGCGGCGGCTGCTGGTGCACGCGCTGATCTGGCCGCGCGGGTATGGATGGATCGAGCGGGACCCGGCCGGGGTGCCGATCGGGCTCTACAACCTGCTACCGGACAGGACGGAGCTGTTGCGGACATCGGTTGACAAGCGGCTGTGGGTTGTGAGCGAAATCCAGGGTCGGCCCGTTGCGTTCGACCCGTGGGATGTGCTGATCGTCGAGAATCTCAGCTTGGACGAGTGCTTGGCGTTTGGCCCGCTGAAGGCCGCGCGACACAACGTCGGGCTGCAGTTGGCCAAGCGAAATTTCACGAGCAGGTTTTTTAGCAACGGGCTTCATGCTGGCGGGATTCTGCAAGTTCCTCCCGGCGCATCGGACAAGGCTCGCGATAAGGTCGAGAAAGCGATTTTGGAACGGTTCAACAAGTCGAACGCATTCAAGACGCTCGTGCTGCGCGATGGCTTCAAGTGGCATTCGACTACGATCGAACCGGACAAGGCCCAGATGGACCGGGTGGAGGAACAGGAAGTTCGGAACATCGCCCGGTTCTACCGAATGAGCCCCAGCCGCCTCGGGGTCAAGGAGTCCGTCAGCTACAACTCGGACGAAGCCGCGCGGCGAGCGTACTATGACGAAACGCTCTCCTACTGGCTGACGGCGATCAAGAGCGAGTGCAACCTGAAGCTCTTGTCAACCGCGGAGCGAGAGAACCGCACGCGAACGATCGACTATCGCGTTGAGGCGTGGTTGTGGGCGAACACCGAGCAGCTCATGCGCATGGGTACGCTCGGGATTCAGTGGGGCGTCTTCAACCGCGACGAAGTGCGGCGGTGGTTCAACTACAACCCGATTCCTGACGGGGTCGGCAAGCAGTTTCTCCAGCCGCTCAACATGGCCGAGGCGGGTAAGGAACCGGAGCCGGCGCCGGAAGACTCTCCGCCGGCGAACGATCAGAGCCAGGACGAAGACCAGGATCAGGAGCAAGACGAAGATGTCGCAGCAGCAACCAATCCTTGAACGGCGAAACGTCACCCGGCCCGTGCAACTCCGCGAAGCCGGCGCCCCCGTCACGATCGACGGCTACGGCGCGGTCTACTACTCCGCCGACGATCCAGGCACGCAGTACCAACTCTGGCAGGACACATACGAGCGTATCTCGCCGGGGGCGTTCGATCTGACCGTTCGCGAGGACGATATTCGGTCGCTCTTCAATCACGACGCCAATATCGTTTTAGGGCGCAACCGCAGTGATCCGGCCACGCTGGCGGTCGCGGTCGATCAGGTGGGGTTGCGGTATTCCGTCACGCCGCCGGACACTCAGCTGGTTCGGGACCAGGTGCTGACTCCGATTCGTCGTGGCGACGTGGCCGGGGCCTCAATCGCGTTCTACGCGCGGAAAGTAGCCTGGGTGATCGAGAAACTTGCGGATGGCCGGCAGATCGAAATTCGCGAGCTGCAGCAAATCCAGCTGGTGGAAGTTGGGCCAGTCACGTTCCCGGCCTACGAAGCGACTTCGGCTGGCGTTTCTCGCGCCGGCGATCCACAGAACCTGATGGCTCTGCGCGTCGAGCGGTTGCGGTTCCTCCGTGGCGACGATTGGGAGTGCACCGACGTGGCGGTTCGCCTTCGCATGGCGGAAATCGCGCGCGCACGTCTGTAGCGGCTTGAAACTGAAAGCGTTGGTGGATTCCAGCCACGCTTTCAGGAGCAAGCCAAATGCCGCGCGTCATTCTTTCCACGGGGACCGCCGATCTCAACCTCCAACAGCTGCGGGAGCGGTCCGGGCAAATCTACGAAGAGATCAAGCGGGCCTCTGCGGAGTTCAGCGAGCGGAAGGCCAAGCACGACGCTGGGGAAGCGGTCGAGCTGTGGCCGGGTGAAGAGCGGGCCAAGTGGGATGCCACGAACAAAGACTATGATGCGATTCGCGCCGCCGTCGAGCAGGAGCAGCAGGCTGCCGACGTGGCCGCGCGGATGGGCGATCTGGACCGGGAGCGGCGAGACCGGGCCGTCCCTCCGGGGGCTGGGGCCGGCGATCGGCGGGCCGCGCTGAATGAGTACGAGCAGCGCGTCCGGGATCAGTCCTTGGCGTTTCGCGCGTGGGCCGCGGCCCCGGTGCCAGGCGCGACCGTGTCCGAGGAAACGCGGGAGGCGTGCCAACGGTTGCGGTTCGACCCGCAGGCCCAAGAAATCAGCCTGCGATTGTTCGATACCGGGACGTACCGATCCCTCCAGTACGCCGCGGTCAACTCCCGTCCCGAGAATCGGATGACCGCGATTTCCGGTGCGCTCGAACAGCGCGCCCTTTCCGCTACGCTCGGTGCGACCGGTGGCTATCTCGTCTCACCCGGTTCGCTGGTGCGATCTCTCGAACTGGCCATGCTCGCCTATGGCGACATGCTCAGCGTTTGCGACGTGCTCACGTCCGACACGGCCGATCCGATTTTCTGGCCGGTCGCCGACGACACGAGTAACGAGGGTGCCTACACGGACGAGAACACGGCCAACACGACCGAGGCCAACCCGGCTTTCGAGCAGGTGAAGTGGGGCGCCTACGACTTCAATTCGAAGATGGTCAAGGTTCCGTTCAACCTGATCCGGGACTCTGCCTTCGACTTGGAATCCGTGCTCGGCCAGATGCTGGGCGAGCGGCTTGGCCGCAAGCTCTCCGGCGAGTGCACAACCGGGGCTGCAAAGATTCGCGGGATCGTCACCAGATCGGCGGCGGGTCCGACCACGGCGAGCGCGACGGCGATTACGCGGGAGGAGGTCGTCGCGCTACAGCACGATATCGACCCGGCCTTGCGCACGAACTGCCGGTTCATGTTCCACGACATCGTGCTTGAAGCTCTCCGGCTGCTCACTGACACGACCACGGGCCAGCCGATCTACCAGGCTGGCTTCCGCGATGGCCGCGTGGACCTGATCGAAGGTTGGCCGTTCACCATCAACCAGAAGATGCAGAGCACGATCGCGGCCAGCACCAAAACGATTCTCGCTGGCCAGCTGTCGGCCTACAAGCTGCGGCGCGTCGGAACAGTTCGGCTGCGGCGGCTGGTCGAGCGGTACGCGGAATACGACCAGATCGCGTTTATCGCGTTCATGTCGGCCGATGGCAATTTGCTGCGGCCGAGCACGGACGCCAGCTGTCCGGTCAAGTACTTGCTGCAACACGCGTAACCGAATCACGGAGGTGGCACCGTGAGAGTTGAGATCCGCGAGGGGCAATGGATGATTCGCGCCGGGCAGCCGGCGCTCACGGCAGGGGCGATTGTGGACCTGCCAGACGAAGAGGCCAAGCGACTACTCGAAAGGCGCGTCGCAATTCCGGCGAGCGACTCGCACCCTTCAGCCCGGCCGGACGATCAAGGGAGAATGAGCCGTGGAAAACGGGTTTATCACTGAAAACATGAAGATCACCAAGGTAAAAGATCCTTCCACCGCCAACACCGGCGACGTCACGAGCGACATCGTAGACATGGCCGGCTTCGACGGCTGCATTTTTGTGACCAGCTACGGGACGGCCGCCGCCGACAACCTGATGCATGTCGAGTCCGGCGACGCGAGCAACATGAGCGACGCGGCGGATCTTGCCGGCGGCGAGATCGATCTTGGCGGCGCCTCGGACGAGGACCAGGCGCTTGACGTACTCCGCCCGCAGGAGCGCTATCTGCGGGTGGTCGCACAGCGAGGCACGTCCACCGCGCTCGGGGATATCTGGGCCTTTCAATACAAGGCCAAGGACGGGATGCCCATCAGCAATCTTCTGGTGGGCACAATCTGCTGTAAGCGAATCGGACCGTTCGCCGCCGAAGGAACGAAGTAGTACCGACGAACCGAACCAAGGGATTTGACGGAGCAAGGACCGTCAGACCGCCCGGCCGCCGGGATTGCCCTGCCACCGGGCGACCGGCGGCCGTGGTCGTATATGGGTGAATCGCCAGGACCGGAGAATCACGAGCGACGGGAACCGGAGCGGGCCACGCGGCCAGACGCGAGAACGCTGACGCCGGCGGAGCTGCTGCGGGAGCGGATCGAGGCGATGAAACGGCAGAAGGAACAGGAACGAGCCAATGGCAAAGAAGTCTGAGGCCGACGCTGGACAAAGCGAGCTGATTCCTGTTCCCAAGGCATGGTGGGAAGGTCTGTACTACTTCCTGATGAAGGTGCTGAAGTACGGGCCGGCGTGGGCGGTGCTCGTGCTGATCCTGGTGGGCGTGTACTCTGTGATGACCAAGCAGACGGCGATTCAAGCCGAATTGGTTTCTGCGGTCAAGGCCAAGAACGATCTGATCCAACAGAACCATGATTTGCTTATTGCGTCACAGGCTCGCGATGAGGCATCGCTCGGAGCGCTGAGGGATACGGGGATGGTCCAGCAGGAAATTCTCCGGGCGCTTGAAGTGGCCAATCGGACCATGGCGCCGGTTCCCGCGATGCGGGAGGAACAACTGCGCGTCCTGAAAGAGCAAGCTCGCCTGTTGTCGGAGATGTCCGGCAAGCTCAGTGTCAAGTCAACAGGGGGCGGCTGATGGGCGCGCTGATCGTCACCGTACCACCAACCACCTTTCCTGTTTCGCTGGCCGAAGCAAAGAAACAGGTCGAGGTCGCGACTGCGATTACGCATCACGACGATCACCTGACGCGACTGATCAAGGCAGCGACGGCAGAGGTTGAATCGCGGACGGGCCGGACGATTCTCACGACCACCTATGAGCTGCACCTTGACGATTTTCCGAGTGGAAGCAATCCGATCATCCTTCCCCGGCCGCCGCTGCAGACCGTGGCCAGCGTCGCCTACGTCGACGGGAACGGCGACAGCCAGACACTGAGCACCGACGTTTACAAGGTGATCACGTCGCGGGAGCCAGGCGAGATCGTGTTTAAGTACGGGCAGACATGGCCCGAGGTCTATGACGAGTCCGATTCGATCACGATCACCTACAACGGCGGTTACGGCGACGAAGAGGGAGACTTGCCTGACGTGTGCGAGTGGATCAAGGAAGCGATACTGATTCTTGTGCACGCTTATTGGCTTCGCGATCACAGCCAACCGTTCGAACGATTCACCTTGGCTGCCGATCGGATAATTGAGGCCCACCGCGTGGGCGACGACTTTTCCTATTGAGGGTTGACCCGTGAGCAAAGAGCAGATTTTCTTCGACGCGTAAGCAAGGTGGTGGCGATGCGGCACCAAGTAGATATCAAACTACCGTCGACTTCGACGGACGCGCGTTTCGGCCAACGGACTGGGATCGATTCTACCATCCTGGCTGACGTTCCCGCCGATGTGGAGCAGTTGACCGGTCTCGAACTGATTCGGGCTCGGAAGATCTATCCCGAGACGACGCACCGCGTAACGATCTGGGGCGACCCGTCTGTCAGGATTACCTCACGGCACGTGGTTGTCTTCAATGGTCGTAATCTCTACGTCGGCGGCGTAGTCGATCTTGACAGCACCGGGATCAAGTTAGAGCTGCTATGCAGGGAGGCGATTTAGTGGCGGTCGATCTCCGGATTCAGACGGTGGGAATCGAGCGGACGCTGCAGAAGTTGTCCGAATACCCCGAGAAGGTCCAGCGGCGAGCGCTGCGGCTGGCGGTCTCGGCCGGCGGGACGGTACTCGTTCGCGCTGTCAAAGCGAACAGTCCGCGGCTCACTGGCTTGTTCAGGCGTTCGATCGCAGCAAAGGTCAAGAGCTACCAGGGCGGGGCGGTTGTGGTGGCGATTGCCGGGCAGACTTCGCAGGTTCGCAGTCGGAAGAAACTCGGGCCGGGGCGTGGCGGGATCAGTGGGCGCGGCGAGGTCGTTCCGATTCACTTCCTGGAGCGCGACATCAAGCCGCACCGGATTGGCGTGAGGCGCAGCCGGGCATTGATTCTGCTTATCGACGGGGAGGTGTTGGCATTTCGAAGGTCGGCCATGCACCCGGGGCACCGTGGCTATCGGATGGTAGAGCGGGCCGCGGCGCAGGC